ATAACGGTAACAATCAAACCAATACCCGACGCATTCCATGCCACACCAAATGCTGACACAGCAACCGTTGCAACTGCTTCAGCAACAGCAAAAGCGTAAACACCAATGGTTAATGCAGCAATGGCAGCAACAACCCAATAAACCATTTCGCCTGTGCCTTTAAGGTTGCCAATCCAATCAAGAAACTTGCCAGACAGATTGCCGATGGCTGCACCTAAGCCTTGCTCGCCAACAATGGTTGCAAACTCACTAATGACAGGCACAACAACTGTTGTAATCCAATTTGCCAAATCCTCGAAGTAAGGCAACAACAATGTGCCTAGTTGTTCAGCCACATTTTCTAACGCCACTTTCATTCTGTCGAAACCAGTTGCGGATGCTGCAGCAGTACCACCAACTTGTGATGACACTTCAGCCAGAATAAGTTTTTGAGCGCCTAGCAGATCGCCTTGTCGTACAAGGTTTGCGATTGTTTCTTTTTGTGACTCAGTAAAGTTAATGCCTGCACGCCTTAAGGCTGTAATGCCTGCGATTGGGTCACTTAACGCTTTGCCTAGTTGCATTGCTGCAGCATCAGCAGAACCGAACACAGAGCCTAAATCTTGTGCCAGTGTCACAGCCTGACTAAAGATGTCGTTGCCTGCGCCTGTCTGGTTCTGCACTTGTTTGAATGTCAATAATAGGTTTGCTGATTTCTGGATGAGTTCGTCATCAACACCGATTTGCTGACTCAACTTGTCAGATAACTGAGCCACACCCTCTGCAGTAATTCTTGCTGCACCACCAGTTGCTGCAATGATTGCGTTGGTTTCAGCAGTTACTTTCTTTGCCTCATACGCTTGAGATAACAACACTTTGGCGATAGCGCCACCAGCAAGCGCAGCACCAGCACCAACCATTGCAAGAGATTTGAAAGCCTTACCAAGATTGTTCTCAAGGTTCTTAACAACAAAAGCGCTTTTCTGTGTTCCACCTTCGAGTTTCTTAAACTGCTGAATGGCTTTGCTAATACCTTTACTATCAAAGGTAGTTATCAGGGGAATGTTAATTGCCATTACTTAGTGCCAAACCTTCCACTTGTGTGCCGTGCCTGCGTTGTTGCCCTTGCACTTGATGCCTGATACTCAGACGAGCCACCAGATGCACCAATCCTTGCATTAACTTTTCTTTCTGCCTTATCAATCTCAGCACGCAAATCTGCTTCGATGATTTTAATGTTGGCACGGACTGTTGGATACATGGTGCGTGAAGCGCTCTTCTTGTGTTGAGCAATCAAGTTCTTTGCCAGAGTGCCTCTTGGTGCGTTGTCATGCTGTGCCATGTCGTAGATCATGGCTGCACCGTTGCGTTGCCTAATACGCAAAATAGGGAACGCACCAGTGAAACTATTTTTGCGCCCACCAACTCTTGCAGTTACAGCCTGACGCACTTTGCCTACTTGGTACACAGGATAAGAACCATGACTGCGCTTAGTCGTTTTGGATTTGACCATCAAACCGCTAAGAGTCTTGTTTGGAAACGCTGCCTTTACTCTGGTAACTAATGGGTTTGCTGCATCTTTCAAACCCTGTTCAGTGGCTTTATACATCTCACGATCAAGATAACGCAACTCTTGCAACACTGGCTGAAACGCCGTTACATCTATTGCAAAAATCAAATCAGCCATGAGATAAATCTACCGCTTTGCGTGTTGTTGTTTTGCACGCCACTTGACTACTTGCAACATCGTTTCGAGCATTGTTTCATCTTCCATCAAAAGTTGTGATGGTGCAATGCCTGACTCAACAGCCAGCAACGAAATCAGCCAGTGGGCGCTTCCTTGGCTAAAGGGGTTTCGCCTACAGGTTCAACATCGTTGTTGATGTTTACTTCATCAATCGTACCAACCCAGTCAGGGTCGAAAGGTTTGATCTGTGAGTTGTGGCGCTTCTCTGCATGCCATGCCAACCATGCAAGGTCAGTAAGGCGCAACTCTGTTTCAAACTTTGTAACGCTTCTATTCCATGTGCGTTCAAAGCCAACAAAATCTGCAAAGGTTGCTGTGATGTCTTTTACAGTTCCATCATTAAAAGTAACTGCCATTTTGATTTTCATGTTTCGCTGCTCTTTTCTAATTGTTCTTACGATGTTGCCTTAGCGATAGTGCCACCAGTGAAGGTCACTGATGTCATTGCTAATTCTCCTACAGCACCAGCAACAGGCGTGTGCGCTGCAAGATAAGTTCCTGTCAAAGTGTATGCAGGGTTAGTTGTCGAAGTAGTAGTGTTTACTGGCTTAACAATCACAGTTGTAGTTGTTCCAACTAATGGGTAGAGCGTTACTTCAACATTGGTTGCAGCATAATCTTGTTGCAACGAAATCTCACAAGACACATTCTGCAACCCACCTTGGAACTTGTGCCCAAGATCGCCAAAACTCGTTACTTCAACTGAGTCAATTTCGTAATTCAGGGTGACACTGTTTGTGCGTGAACTGAGTTCCACACCACCAACAGAAACAAACGCATCTTTAAGAACTACAACAGCCATCAGGCAACTGCCTTAACAATCGTGCCACCAGTGAAGGTCAGAGAAGTTGTTGCCAACTCACCTACAGCACCAGCAACAGGCGTGTGCGCTGCAAGATAAGCATTGCTGATTGTGTATGAAGGGTTAGTCGCACCAACAGCAGATGAAGTTGGTTTGATAACAAGAGTTGTAGTTGTTCCAACCAAAGGATAAACGGTTGCTTCAACATTTGATGCTGCATAATCTTGATTGAGCATTACCTCAACGCTCAGGTTTTGCATGCCCCCTGTGAAGGTGTGACCACCACTGCCCATTGCAGTTACTTCAACTGAGTCGATTTCGTAGTTGAGGGTAACGCTTGTGGCGTGATCGCTCAATGCCACGCTGTTAATAGTGATGCTTGCATCTTTAAGAACTAACACAGCCATTTCAAATCTCCTTGGTTTCTTGTTCTGTCTTTGATGTTTTTGATGTTACTGCTTGAATGTGCGCACCTTCAATGAGTGCAGCAACATTGATACCAGACTCATCATCAATGCTTACAGTTTCACCTTGTTTGCCAAGCGTGCAATTGTCACTTAAAACTTTGAATTGCGCCATGATGTTTCCTTAAGCGTGAACTGTGAGTTGGTATTGGATTTGCAAAAATTGTGCATCTGCTTCAGTGATACTTGTTACATCTGCTGCAGATGAAACTAGCACGGCTTGTACTACGCCACCCAAGGTTGCATCACTTTCTAACGCTGCTCGAATACTTGCTGCGCCAGTTGCGCTTAGGTAAGCATCAAGGTTGGCGTGGGCTGTTCGGTCTGTATATCGACCAACAACCACATTTACATTCCACTCCATCTGCACATCACCAAGACTCATCGACCTGTGATAGTTCACCTGTGTAAGTTCAGGGTAAGCAAATGGTGGGTTGAGTTGTTCTGGCTGATAAGCGTAAGTACGCAAACCGCTAATAGTTGCAAGGCGTGTTTGGATTGCTTGTGCTACGGCAAGAACTGATGCTGCCATTACGCAATGCCAATAAGTTTATAAGGGTTCAAAAGATCACGCACATCTGGATCAACGGCACGCACTTGGTAAGCCATATCAGCAAAGCCAACAACGCCTAGTGCTGCGTTAAGGCGTGCAAAGCCTCGCATTGACAAAAGCACGCAGGCTTCACGCACATCATCAGGGACAGCATCCCAACCCCAGAAAGCAGTTACTTCAACTTGTGGCATGCGTGGCTGCACAGTCAGCGGAAAGGTTTTGCCACCAACAGCAACAATGCGCCTGTAAGGGTCGCCACTCAAAATCACATCAGTTGGCTGCAACTGGTAATCAACATTCTGAGTCCATGTTGTCTCAAAAGAACCATCACCATTATTATCGGTTTTCACAGTAACGGTTGCATTGGCAATGTCTCTAACAGGCACATTGTAATTATCAGAAGCAAACAATTTCACTGCAGTGGAAGCAGTCTTATAAAACCAGCGCCCACAGTAACCATCGATACGCCTAGACGCACCCTCAATAGAGTTTTCGATCAGAGTGTCATCAACATTATCTGCAAGGCGCAGAGCAGCCTTTACTTCTGCAAGAGTGCAGTAACCATTGGTGATCGCCATTGCTACTGCTTAGGTGCAGAACGCTTGGACACAGCAGGCTTAGTAGCACGCTCGCTCACAGGTTGCGCAGTAGCAGTTTCTTGCGTCATTAGTTTGTGTTCAAAACCAAGTTCACGCAATGCTGCATCTACTGCTGCAACTCGTGCAGGCAGTTTGCGCAGGACATAACCTGCACGCTCAATCAGTAATGCTTCTATTGTGTTCTTGCTCATTTTGTTTCTCCTAAGTATCGGTTGGCGCAGCCCCGACGACTGCGCCAACCTCAACCTATATCAATCAGAAGGTTGGTGTGACCAATCCTGTACCGTTGATTTGTGCCCATGCGTTGGCATAGCGAGCAGCGGTAAATGCTGAGTAACCATAAACAATCATGGTTACATCGAGTTCAGCAGCCTTCGGCTGTTCAAAGCGCAACATCATTGGTTCGCCTGAACCCTGTTCCCACAAGTGCAATTCTTGCGAATTACCAATGTAGATGGTGTCCTGATCAGTGCCAGCACCCTGAACAATGCTCACAGTTGCATCAGTGTAAACAGGCAACCCAAGGATGCTATAACCACTGTTGCCATACTGAGCAGCGCCAGTGCCGTAAGCGTATGCAGGCTGTCCAGAACTGGTTGGCGTTGGGACTGCCAGAGGGCGGTTCTGTCCATCAACTGCAGCCAAGATCATGCCCAAGCGTCGTGGGTGCATAATGATTACATTCGGT